CGTTCCCGCGAAGAAAACTCTGCACGAACCAGAGCTTCCTTTGCGAGTGTGTCGGGATGAACTTTTCCAGTCAGCTTCTTCTCAGCTGTCTTTTTATATTTGTCCATTTATATTTGTCCTTGTTGAGCCATTGCCATCATAGCTGCTTGTTCTTCTTCAGAAGGTACAGCAGATGCTTGAGAAACAGGTAACTGATTTGACATCGCTTGAATACCTGTCATTGCTAATTGAAATAGTTCTTCAAAATTAGGACGGGGCGGCAATGATAGCCCATCTTTTGCAGCTTCTAAAGCAAGTTTAGACCATTCTTGATTAGATTTATCAAGAGCAACTGCAAGTTGTTTTGTATTATCTTGTAATGAATTATCCGCTTGAACTTGCGTATAACGAACATTAGCATCATTAAGAGCCATTTGGCTAGCTACTTTTGCTTGTTCAATTTGTTTAGCTTGTTCAGCTTCTTGTTGTTGAGCTTGCATAGCTTGTTGTGCTTGTTGTTGGAATTGCGGATCTTCATAGTCTTGGAGATATTTAGTAGGATCTAATCCCATAGCTTGAATAGCTTCATAAGCAAGAGCCAAACCAGCTTCAGGTTTTACAGCCATTTGTTGACCTGCTTGCATTAGTCCTGGAATAATTTCTGTTCCAATTCGTTGAACTTTTGCAAGACGAGAATCGTTACTATTTTCTCCAACATTAATATTAACTTCAACATCCATATTTTCTGGAAGTTTAGAAACGTCTACTGTATTATATACACCTGCTGAGTTAGGCGTATTATATAATGTTTCTCTCATATTTTGACGCATTATATGATATACACCAAGTATGCAACGTTTAAATCCTGTTTCAGCAAATCGGCGTACAATATGTTGTATTCGTTTTTGAGCTGCACTTTGTACTTGTGATAATTTTTGTTCACTATTACCTGATACATAAAGCGTATCATTTAAACCTTGTGCAGCTTTAGACATTCCTGTAGCTTGTTCTTTATGAAGTTGCAAGAATTCAAGAAGTGGAACAGTACCAGAAGACATTGCTTCAGGAGGCATAGATGAAACTGCTGCAGCTGGATTGCCATTAGTAGCAATAAGCTGTTTAGGTTTCATATTTTGAAGTGCGCTAAAATCAACAACATTAGGATCGGCTAATTTTGGAGAATAATTAGTAAGATAAGTATTTTCTACAAATCCTCGCAAAATTGCTGTACTTGCTAAAGTAGACGATCGAACCATGTCAGCCATTGAAAGACCATAAAATTCATGTGGTACTTCAAATGGGCTAATAGCGGCTAACGGGATCATATCAATATCTTCTTCATAAAGAATATGATTTCCTACTGTAATAATATGTTTAAGTTCAGCTACCCCATCACCATCACGATCTACTCGAAACCATGATTCTGTAACGGATACTTCTGTATTAGCTTCTGTTCCAAATATTTCTGAAGCATTAGGCTCATCATAATATTCTTGGCCAGTAACTTCTTTACGAACAGAACGTTCTTCATTATATGTATCAAAAGCTTGACCATATGCTTGACCAAGACGATCCCAATCGCCAACTTGATTAGCAACTTCAGGCCATTGCTTACGAATTTCGGAACGAGTCATATCCCGTTGGATAGCAATAAACGTTGCGTCTTCAATAGAAGAAGCATCACGATCAATACGAAAATCTTCTGGTGGAACTACTTCTAGTTTAACACCTGATTTATCTATTGTACGTTTAATACGAACATCTCTATAAACATCTTGTAGTTGATTAATATCAGGACTTTGAACTAAAAGTAAATCACCTACAATTTCTACTGCTTCATCAGATAAGAGTTCATCTAATGCATCTTGTGTAATTTCTTCATATTCTTCGAAACGACAATCATATTCTTCACAGTAATCCCAACGAATAACTGCGGTTTTCCAGAGAAGGGCAGATTTTACCCATGTATTAAAAATAGTCCAACCATCATTCTTTTTAAATATACAGTAATTAACTACATCAGAAGCTTGTTGTGCGCTCATAAGTGCTGCAGGACTTGTTGAATAAGGAAGGAAGCGAGCTAGCTTTTGATTCTCAAACATAAGTTCTGAGATAATAGCCGAATACGCTTCAATAACTTCAGTAGTATCTGAAGAAACAATACTAGATACACCTTGAGGTGATAAATGATCTTTAGCAAGACCTGCATATTCATAAGTAGCTTTAATTCTTTCCCTTGTAAGATCGGATGAGCTAAGAAAATGGCCAACACTGTGCATCACGCCTGAATCAATCATATTGATTAGTTGATCGTCAGTAATAGCCTCTTGATAGCCTCGCGCTGTTTGTGCCATGTCTATGACTCCTATCTATCTATCTAATAAGGGGTTTACTTTTGTTAAGCTTTTTTACTTTTTGTTTTGGGTTTAGTTTTTCCAGAAATAACTCCTTTTAAAACTTTAGCTTGAGCAGCATGTGTTTTAGAAGCTTTTCCTAAACCTTTTATAACTTTTTTAATTTTTGCTTTCTTTTGTTTTGTAACCATTTTAATTCCTCTTTAAAATTTAGTGAGGGTTTTACTCTCCACCCGATGACCCTCAACGAGCGAGGACAATGGAGATTACTTAGGCTTTTCGCCGCGAATACCAAGATAAACTTCTTTCGTCGGCTTTGCCTTATTTTCTTTTGTCCTTTTAATAGGATTATTCATAATCTTATTTAACTGCTTCTGTTCATCTGCAGTTACTTTTCCTAAATACGGCTTGCTCATAATTTCCTCTTATCTCCAAGATGGCCCATTAGACCAACAAACTAATGAATATCGAACTCCTGATGTAACAGGAGTTACTCTATGTTTTAAATAAGAAGGGAAAAATATTGCATCTCCCTTCTTTTTAAAATTAATTGGTTGGTCTTTATGATCTAACTCTAAAATTCCACCGCTATATTCGTCAATATTATTAAGCAAAATTACCATAGATAATTTTCTTAATTGTTTATTTGTTGAATTATGTAAAACATCTTCGTGCCAATCATAAAAAGCGTTAGTTTCACTTTTATAAATACCAAATTGCGGAGCTTCATTATACGAAAGATCAAAATCAAACCATTCTGAATTTACTCTTTTAATGAGTCTATCAACAGATAAGTGTAAATTATTTTCAAAAGAATTATTGCCAGCAATATCTTTAGTAAAAACAATATTTGTTTCACGAATACTTTTATTAATTGAATTACCTTCAATTTTAGCATCAATTGTTTCTTTGTTAGTAAAATAATCAACAATTTTTTTGCAATAATCTTTTGTAAAAGCTGTGGGTACGTTATACCACATCTTATCCCCTTTTAATATTAAAAATAAATTGATGTAAAAAATAACGCTACTTCCAAATCATTCCGACCTTACGGACGCCAAACGAGTTGTTGGTTACACTTAAATTGTAATTAACTGGATATATTGTACCCATATCGACAGCTTTACCATCGACAACAAAATCATCGCCTATGTAAACGACATAACACTCAGTTCCTTGCTTATCGATACGCAGCGTATCACCAGCGCAGATGCTGTAACTGCAAGCGTTCCAAACATCTGCTTGGTTTTCTGGGCGTAGGAAACAGGCCATTGATATTACATCGCTAGCAATGGTGACTTTGAATTGGCTGTTTGGTTGATACTTCACAAGCGGATACGGACCGCCTGTTTCATCATGCGTTACTTGCTCCCAAGAAATAGACGTATCGGTGCGCTGGATATTTTCAATATTCAAGCCAAAGTTTTCTGTCCGTAGCCAGTTTTCATAAGCATCCATTTGCTCTGTGGTTATATCACCAGCGTTCCATTCTGCACTTAACGCCACACGGCCTTCCGACAGGACATAGTTATCAAACCCGACATAGACATTCTCTATTGTTGGGTGCGGTATTTTCTCGCCGTTTGCGCCGCGCGGTAATGCATCGGCATTTAACTGTTCAATAAATGCACCAGCTTGATTTGGTTCTTCGGGTTCACACGCATAGTTCTCATTAAGAATGTAGCTGACATGAACACCTGTCTCGCCAATATCACGCACAAAGCTGAATGTCCAATTTGTTCTTGTGCCGGAGCGACCCGCTTCTCTAATTTCTGCCATTAGGTTCTCCTATGATATCCAAGTCATTATGCGTGTGCCTGAAGTTGCGGCAAACGGGTTGGTGGTTGCCGACCAAGTCCAATTTGAAACACCTCCGCTTGATGAGAAACTACCTTGACTTCGATAAAAGTTTGTGTTGTGAACTTTTATTCGTGTCCACCCACTGTTCGGAGCGTTAACTATGCTCAGACTGAACAGCGTTCCTGTCCAAGCCGCTGACCTAATCGTTCTATTTCCATAGGTATTGATAGTGGTGTCACTAAGCGACCCATAAGTAGGGACTACGCCGTTGTAGCCGTAGACACTACTTTTAGCGATGGTAAATGAGCCGATTGTGATTGTGGTTGTCCAGTTAGCCGATGCCGAATTACTCCCGTAAAAATCGCCAATATCAATCGCGCCGCTGTACGGGATAGTCCCATAGTTGGTGCGTCCAGTTGGCAATGAGCCACGAAAATACTCACTCAGTGAAATTGGGGCAGAGCCGCCCCACTCACCTTGGATTTGCAGTAAGCTCAGACTGCCGCTACTAGGAAGAGCCATTTTTTAACTCCTCCAGTTCAACGCGCATTTCTTCGATTTGCACCTGTTGTTCCTTAACGGCTTCGACCAGTAAGGCGACAGCGTTCTGGTATTTCATAACGTGCAAATCAGCAAACGCTTCGTCTGTTTCAGACGTTGATGTGTCTACGACATCAACAAGTGTTGGCTCTTGTTCAATTACGTCTTGGGCAATAAAACCTATCTCGCGCTCACCAGTAGATTTGCGGGTGTACTCAACGCCTTGTAGCTTGCCCATGCGCTCTAGTGCGCCTTCGATTGGCTCAATATCTTCTTTTAATCGAATGTCAGAATAAGCAGTGACGTTACCCGTAGCAGTTACGTTCCCACTATTATCGCATCTGAACGCCCAGCCTCCAGCAGTGGTCAGAAAACCAATTTCATTAGAAGCACTTTGGTACATATAGTTTCTGTTTGTACCATTTGTATTAAAACGATAGTACGCAGTGGTGGGGGAGGCAATTTGTTTTACCTCACTGCCGTTTTGAGTGACAAAAAATCTGCCACTACCAGCGTTGTTAAGAGCATAGAAACAAACGCTTGAAGTTGAGCCAAGGTAGCCGCTGACTGTGCCATTATCTTCTAAGCCTATTTTAGCAGAATTACTGTTGGTGCTATTCACTGACAGAGGTACGCCAGCCGCCGCAATTTCATCAGCTGCATCACTTCTTAAAAATTGAGTACTATCTAAACCATCCAAAGTTCCCGCATCAGATGCTGCAGGTCCAGGAGGACCAGTAGGCCCTGTAGGTCCAGTAGGTCCAGTAGGCCCTGTAGGTCCTGCTACTGTGCTATCTGCACCATCAGGTCCTGCGGGTCCTGTAGGTCCCGTAGGTCCAGTAGGCCCACTAGGTCCTGTCGGTCCTGCGGGTCCTGTAGATCCTGCGGGTCCAGCAGGTCCCGTAGGTCCTGTTGAGCCAGCAGCACCATCTGAACCAGAAGGACCACTAGGTCCTGTAGGCCCAGTAGGGCCAGTTGGTCCTGTTGGTCCTTGAATTGAGCCACCACTAACAAATGACGAACCATCATATACATGAAGACTATCGTCTGCTTGAACAATATAAGCATCACCATTAGCTGGTGTAGGACTTGACGGTAAATCATTAGTAGTAGCTACGTTACCTTTAAATGTTACTCCCGAACCAGTTGCACCTTGAGGTCCAGTAGGTCCTTGTGCGCCCGTAGGTCCCGTAGGTCCTGTTGATCCTGCAGATCCTGGAGATCCTGCAGGTCCAGAAGGGCCTGTTGGTCCTGTTGGACCAGCTACAGTACTATCTGTGCCTGAAGGTCCAGTAGGTCCTGTTGGGCCTTGCGGCCCTGTCGGTCCAGTTGGGCCAGCTACTGTGCTTGCAGGTCCTGTTGGTCCTGTTGTACCTGTTTCTCCTTTGTCACCTGTTCTGTCAAATGTAAAAAGAGTTTTGTAATTGTTATTAAAAGCATTAGCTGTGCCGCTAACAAAGGAAACGTTTAACGTAAAGTAACCTGTATTTTCAGTAATTGAATTTAATTCAAAGACCAAAAATTCTGCTGTATTCCCAGATTCTACAAAACGAATATGACCTTTCATAGTACTAGTGCTATCATCAAGAGTCCTAAAAAATGCTTGATTATCCGCACTATTTAAATCTGTATCTGCAATGTAAACTTTTGTTGCGCTAAACAAACTTGTAGTATCAAAACGAAAATATGAAGTCCCAGGATCTGCATCAGAAGTTATATTGGAATAAAGATATTCAAATGTTACACCACCTGATGCGCCTGTCTGACCAATTGCGCCTGTAGGACCTGTAGGGCCTGTAGGACCTGTTGCTCCGTTTGCCCCAGCGGGTCCTGTAGGGCCTATTGAACCTGTATTACCTGTAGGACCCGTAGGGCCTTGTGGCCCTGTTGGACCATCTGCTCCATTATTCCCAGCAGGACCTGTAGGCCCCGTAGGACCTGTCGGGCCTGTAGGACCTTGAGGACCCGTAGGACCTGTGCCTGCTGGCGGGGTATTAGTAAAATTGCCATAATCAAGATAATAAGAACCGTCTTGACCATCTAATTTAGTAGCATCTACATTTGAAGGACTCGAATTAAAGATATTCGACATGTCTCTTGATTTGCCCATAATTCGCCTCCTAGAATGTTACTGATTGAGTTAGCGTACCAGCGATTTCAAGATTACCTGAATCGTCTAAACGCATTTTAATTACACCATTCTTACTAAAAATAATTTTTCCAACTGAATCTTCTTCAATAGTCCATGTTTCTAAATTAAAAGAAGACAAAACAGCATCAATATCTTCTAAACGAGAAGTAGTATTAAAAGCCCAAGAATCTTGTATTTCATCACCTGTAATCGGTGGCTTAATTACTGCCATAACGCATTACCATTTAGTTTTGTGAGACCAATAACGTGCGCTCATTTTACTTGGACTAGAATCTTGTGCATTATGTCGAGCATAATAAGCTTTCTTTCTAGCTTTACCTTTTTTACTTTTAGGATTTTTACCTTCTCCACGAACTCCTTGTGCGCCAAAACGAATTAAACGAATTTTATCGCCTTCTTTAGCAAGTACTGCATGACTTTTCTTTGGATGTTTTGGGGTGCGTTTAGGTTTATTATAACCACTAAACGTTTCACCTCTATAAGTTATACTCATAGTTTTTCTCCATTATAAGATTTTCTTGATCGCAAAGAGCTGCTTCAAGTTGACCTGAAAGAATATCAAGTTCTTCAAGCACCTCTCTTTTCATATCTCGATGAAGACAACGTTTCATAATTTGAAGTGTTCTACTCATTTCTTCTAGACGTTCAAGAGAGTTCATATTTTTCCTGTTATTATTTACGAATTTTTCCAATAGATTTTAAACCAAACGATGCACCAATACTTGCAAGAATACCATAGCTTAACCATTCTGGGCAATCTTCTCGCAAGAATCTAAATCCATCTGCAATATAAGGCTGAGCTTGTGGTACAAAACAAGCGACAATTAAACCAATAAATAAAATTGTCCAAAGCTCATCTTTAATACTATCAGCAGATGCGTCCATTGCTTTTTCTTCCCAATTAGCATCCGTTTGTACTTTTTTAGTTTGTGCTTCAATCTTAGCAACAGCTAAAGCTTGTTTAGCTTTTGATTTTTCCGCACGATTATTCATCCATTGACCCGCAAGACTAGCTAACGGTGTAATAAAATTTAATGCCATTAATAACTCCAAATCCAAGGACGAGGTATATTTTCATATTCATCTTTTTTAATTGTATCTAAATGAATAAAACGTTTACTACCTTTCTGTTGAACACCAATTCCTGTAAAACCAACTTCTTGAGCTACTTTTAAAAATTGATGTGCTTCGCTTCCCATAACTGCTGTATCAAAAGCTTTACCAGTAGTATGGGGTCCAATTCGACCTGATTCTTTTCTTTTAATTTCTACAGGATGATTACTTGAACGATAGCCAGAAGTTATTCTCATAGGTTTACCATATAAGTTTCTTAACTTTTGCGCTTTCTTTAAAGTTTCTTCATCCATAAAACATTCGCCAGAATGTTTACATTTAAATTCTTCTTCTGAAAAATTAGGGTAATTTGTCCAATCCAATATATTATCCTCTATAGCATTATAATTACTAATCCAATACTTACTAACGAAACACCAATAAAAATAGATAATCCTATAGCCATTAAATCTTCTTGTTGCCTTCTTTTTCTAATTCGAAGTTTTCTTTCGTTTTCTTTACTTTCTTCAATACGTTTTTTACGTTCAGCTACAATGCTTTCGTAAAAACCATGACCAAATCTATGATTAATTTGAAGTTTTAAATCATATAATT